GATAACGGTACACTGCCAGATATTGAGCAAGCTATAAATGACACGCTAGATATTGTTCAAGCCGGCTTACCTGATGCAACTATTGTTTTGCTTGGCTCCTTTACAAAAGGTGAAGCAAACACGTCAATGCAGAATAACACAGCATTGATTGAAGCCGCAGCTACAGCAAGAGGGCTATATTTCGTCAACCCCACAGGCACAGCCAACGGTGACGGCTGGATTACTGGAACGGGTAACGATGGAAACCTACAAGGTGACGGTAATGCCGATATTTTTGTAAGCTCAGACGGTACTCACCCAAACGATGCAGGGCATGAGTTTCACGCTCAGAGGCTGTATAACGCATTGTTAGCGTTAGGCATTAAGCTATGACCTTAGCAGCAACCAAGAGGAAATAAAATGGCTGGTGAACCGCTAGTAGAAATCTACAGGTTCAACGAAGACGGTGTTAATTATGACGCTCTCACCACTATCGTTTACCAGTATCCCAATGAGTGTACAATTAAAGGTATTATGTCTTTCAGTTTGGAAATGCGTAATGAATTATTCGCCTATCTAAGAGCCAAGAAGGTATCTTGGATACGCTATCAACATAACGGTAAAAGAAAAATGATTTATTTAGGAGAAGAAAATGGCTAATGCTTTGTACGACAAAGGAAGAGAGTCTTTCCTTAAAGGTGAGATAAGTTGGGATACGGATAATATTAAAGCTGTTTTGGTAGACACAGCTACATACACTGTGGATTTGGTTAATGACCAGTTCCTTAGTGATATCCCCGCGGGGGAGAGGGTGGCTACGAGTGGCAACTTAACTTCTCCTACAACAACGGCAGGGGTTGCTGATGCAGCAGATATAACCTTCAGTGCTGTATCAGGCGACCAGAGTGAAGCACTTGTGCTATATAAGGATACAACTGTAGCCACAACTTCAAATCTCATTGCCTACATTGATACAGCTACAGGTTTGCCTGTCACTCCAAATGGTGGAGATATCACTGTCCAGTGGGATAGTGGTGCTAATAAGATTTTTCGCCTATGAGTTATATTTACGAAAAAAGGAAGGCACGGGAGTGTCCTGTATGCTATACAACCTTTATGCCTAAAGGGGGTAAACAAGTCTGCTGTTCCCGAACTTGCGCTAGGCATAAAACATGGGAGGAGAAGCGCCCCCCTACAGAATTTATGACTACAAATGGTTATAAATGGAAACTTGCGGAAGGTCATCCTCAAGGAAGGTCTCTCCATAAAAAGGCTCGGGAGGGGGTTGTCTACGTTTTAGAGCACAGGCTCATTATGGAAGAGTCTTTAGGGCGATTCCTGTCTCCCGATGAAAGAGTTCACCACAAGAATGCAGATAGGGGAGATAACCGCATAGAGAATCTAGAGTTATGGACTCTTGACCATAAAGACCCTGCGGGTGCGAGGGTTGTGGATATTGTGCTAGATAGAATCCAGTCTCTTTCAAAAGAAGAAGCTGGGAGAGTTTTAAACGAAATAAAAGAGATTTTTAAATTGTAGGAGTTGTTATGTTTGGATTAACACGGTTGTCAAAAGAAGAAATTGAAGAGAGGGGTATTAAGGCCCGTCTTGAAGAAGTAAATCTCCTGCTACAAGCGGAGATGAAAGCTCGGCTGGATTCTCTTGAGAGAAGTAGAGTTTTATTAAAAGAACGTGAAGCATTGGAGAATCAATAATGTCTTATGAAATAACACTTAGCCAAAACTTGAAACAGTCTCAGTATGAGAGAATGAAGTCGGATTCCTCAACGATACAGAACCAAGTTACAGCTTGGAGGCAAGGGTACGTAAACCTGAGAGCCTCCTCAACTACAGAGGAACAGGTTGACCTAGACCTCATAAAAAATGAGCTTGTAGCGGCACTGAATGCAGCACTAGGAAACTAATCCATGGCTGCACCCGCAGTAAATAATATACAGAGCACAAGTAGCTCCCTGACCCTCTCCTATACAGTTCCTACCGTAACGGATGGGCGATTGGTTGTTATGGTAGGGATAGAGGATGTTGGCAACAACAACCCTATCAC